GGGTACAAACCGTTTTATAGAACTATAATTGCTTCTGCAGTTATGGAAAACGAATTTAGAGGATTATGAAAATTTTATTAACAGAACGTCAATTTAAAAACTTATTTGAACAAGAGGTGAATAATGAGTTTATTGGCTCAAGAGTTATGGTTTATTATAATTTGCATAAACATACTTTTTCCGTTAAACTAAATGATAGAGTTATTTTACATGTTGATTATGTTAAATTAGGTAATGTTGAATTTAGAGTCAGACAAGGTGGGAAAGAAAAGGTTAGAAGTGAAAAACAAAAAAATGTGCACGCTTTTGTAATCGGTGATTTATTAGATTATTGTGAATTTCCTTGTGAAAACATACCAAACGAACCAACTGATAAGGTTGTGACATATAATCCGTACAAATATGATAGTTTTGTCTATAAAGACTCTGAAGAACCGATATATAACGCTAAAGAGGTTGATATGATTAATCTTAAAAATAAACTATTTGTAATTAATGAAGTTAAAAAATGATTAATATTGTATTGACAGATAGTCAGTATTTCAATATAATTCTTTCAGAATCAAATAATGAAATGACTGATGAAAAAAAAATAAAATTTGACGAATTCACTATTTTTACTTATACTACCATAGGTTTATTCGAAAGAGGGACAACTAAATTATATTATTTTAATAATGTTGTTCCAATATCTGATGAAGATATTGGTAAAGATAAAGTTAAAATAATTGGAGTATTAGGGGATTTTACTTTTGATAGAATTGATTTGAAATATGATGAAAACAAATCTTCAATAAGAGTTAATAAAAATATTTTTGACAAACATTATCCCGATTTTATGGTGGTTAGACAATCTGAAAAAGTAGGTATTACACCTCAAAACATTAGAAAAGCATTAGAGAAAGCGTTTCCCTCTAATTGGAAACCTGAAGATGAAATATTCAGTGCTGGATTACGAGGAATATATACTATTGGTAGTAAACTTGGTGATGATGTTGAGGATTGGTCTATTATGAATTATTTTGATACCAAAGAAGAAATTCAGAATATTTTATATTTGAGATATCGAGAGGATGAAACAAACGAAGATGTTGTTAATTGGTTATCAAATTTATTAAGAACTGATAAGGAGTTTGCAAAAATTTTAGTGGATAGACAATGGCAATCAATTAAAAGTGGTTTAGATTTAGAAAGAGAGGCGGTTAAATTTTTCTTTAAAAAAGTTAATCCTAAAAATGTGACATTTTATCCTCATGGTTCTAAAATGGATAGATGGTATGGAGTTGATGTTACCATAGGTGATAAAAATTTCCAAATAAAACCTCTATCTTCATATTGGTCAAATGAAAATGGATATGATATATCGACCTATGGAATGAGAGATTATAAAGATAAAAAATTGGTTGATTTTCTTGTTTTTGCAAATAGTGAAACTGTCTTAATATTTAAAAATAAAGATTATAATGTTTCCTCAAGAAATCGTGTTTCTTTCAAGGAAAAACCTGTAAGAGTAATTAAATAAGAAAATGCCACTACCTAAGAAAATAAAAAAAAATATTCCGTTAACACAGGAAAAAACCTTGTTATCTAGAAGATATGAACTACTTGAGAAAATAAATAAAGATGGTACATATCTTCCAAAATCTTTATTACACGCTGATTTAGATAGAGGATTTTTAGATTTTGTTAAAGATACTTTAAAAACAACAGTTGAGGGTAAAGTTATTCCCACTATTGATATTATAATAACAACACAAAATTGGTCACAGTTTACTGAAACTTGGAATTTTCAAAATTTAGATAAAAATGCAGAACCACCGTTTATTACCGTGGTTAGAATTCCTGAAGTAAAATTTGGAACTAATCCTGCTGTTTTATATAACATACCAAATAGAAAATTATTTTTTTATGCACAAGTACCTACTTGGGATGGTAATCGACAAGGTGCTGATGTTTATAAAATACCACAACCAGTACCAGTAGATATTACGTATACCGTAAAAATTATATGTAATAGAATGAGAGAGTTAAATCAATTTAATAAAAATGTTTTAGAAACTTTTGCTTCAAGACAAGCATATCAAGTTATTAAGGGACATTATATTCCTATCGTTATGAACAACATTACGGATGAATCGGTCTTAGAACTTGAGAAAAGAAAATATTATATACAATCGTATGAATTCACAATGTTGGGGTTTTTAATGGATGAAGATGAATTTGAGGTTAGTCCAGCTGTAAATAGAGTTTTACAAGTTTTAGAAGTTGATACTCAAACCAAAAGAAAAAGACAAAGAATTGATGTTGAAAGTTCCACATATAAAGAACAAATTTTATTTATTGAAGGTAATGACACGATTAATCAGATTTTTGACTTTACTTCAAATATAATTTTAGGTGAAACATCCAATATAGACTCTTTTGATGTTTATATTAACAACCAATTCTATGGAACCGATTTAAATGAAATACAAATTAACACTAATGATGTGTTAAAAATTGTTGTTGTTAAAGAAGATAATAATAAAGATGGTTCTATAGAATTATTAAACAACATTGTTTAATCTTCACCATAGATATCTTTTTTTTCTTTACATTTTTCAACAATAAGTTTTTCTAAAAACCTATACATTTTCACACCTTTCTTATCGCAATATTTCTTGAGTATATCGTGAACTTCCACAGATATCTTTAAATTCTTTATTTTTTTAACTTCTTGGCTCATAGTAGAAAAAAGGTAGAATATTTTCTGCCCATATTATAAATATTCATTAGAAAGTAAAGTATTTTGTTTTTTTCTGCAATATTTATACATAAGAAATAAATTTAAAAAAAAAAGAAAAAAATAATGGCAACTTCTTCAAACAGTAAAGTTTTCGTTTCACCGGGTGTCTATACATCTGAGGTAGATTTATCATTTGTCGCACAAAGCGTGGGTGTAACTACTTTAGGTATGGTTGGTGAAACTTTAAAAGGTCCAGCTTTTGAACCAATTTTCATCAGAAACTATGATGAATTTACAACTTATTTCGGTGGTACATCCCCTGAAAAGTTTATAAATACACAAATCCCAAAATATGAGGCGGCTTATATAGCTAAGTCTTATTTACAACAATCTAATCAATTGTTTGTAACAAGAGTATTAGGTTTATCAGGATATGATGCCGGTCCTTCTTGGTCTATAGTTATAAAAGCAAACGTTGACCAAACAACTGTTGGTTTTAAATGTTTAAGTGCAATAACTGTTAATTGTGTATCTGAGTGTGTTAATTATGAGGACTTTCTTGTAGAAATTCCTTTCACAGCTTGTACTAACGATATTAGTACGATTACTTTAGACACATCATCAATAGCGATTATTGCGGCAAAACAAAATCTACCATATGAACTATTCGATGGAAGTATTTCGTCTTTGGACAATAACATGAAACAACAAATTTTTGATGTTATCAACAATGTTAACCCATATACAGCAGAAACCGATTCAGTTTATTATTATGGTACAATACCAACAAGTGAATATGATATGTTATCAGGTTACACATCTGAAACAAATGTTTTTGAAGTTAATAATGTAAGTTCTGATTTAGCAGATTATACTGCACCTCAAAATGACCCTTGGTATTATGCGTTGTTTGACAACGTTGGAAGTGCGGTTTATACAGGTTCTTCATTTTGGACTGTTGTAACTGATTTAGTTAATATCACACCATTAACGACAACTACAACAAGTAGTACAACAACTACAACTACAAATCCTTGTGTTACACCAACACCTGGTACTACAACAACTACAACTACAGCAAAACCAACACAATGTTTTACGGGTAAATTGACAGGTGTATTATACGTTTATTCGGGTACAGCATATACAGATTTTGATGATTTAGTTATTGCGACTTTACGTTCAAGAGGTGTTGCCAACTATTCTAATGATAATGGTGCGGTATATGAAGTTTCAGGTTCAACTAATATTTATGGTAGTTTCATAGGTGACGATGTTCAAATGGTTTGTACCGGACAATATTCAGCTTGTACAAAAAATCCTTTTTCAACATTCGGATTAAATGTTACAAATATTGATGGGGATACTTTCTTCTTTGAAACTTCGTTCTTAAATAGTGATGTTAATTATGTAACCAAAGTATTTGGTCAATCTAATTTTGCAAAACCAAGAAAGTCGGTTCCTTTGTTTATTGAGGAAGTTTATCAAACTCTTTTAACTTATGGATACAGAAAAGGTTATATTAGAGGTTTAAGTTGTGAATTGATTGCTTTACCTGATGCAAGACAAGGTCTTGACCCAACATCAATTGCATTTTATCTTGAGCAATATCAAACACCTTCTTCACCTTGGGTTGTTTCTGAATTGAGAGGTAATAAAGTTTATAATCTATTCAAGTTCATGACAATCGCTGATGGTGATGCTGCTAACACAGAAGTTAAAATTTCAATTATCAACATTTCTTTTGATAATGGTACTTTTGACTTGTTAGTTAGAGATTTCTTCGATACTGATTCGGCACCAACTGTTATTGAAAAGTTCACTAATTGTAACATGAACCCTAACGATAATAACTTTATCGGTAAAAAAATAGGTACAAGTAATGGTGAATATGAACTTCAATCTAAATATATTATGGTAGAAATGAATGAAGAT